CGTCGAGAATACAACTGTGAATTCTTGATCTTTGACGAAACATTGATCAACAGCATGTGTCTTGCAGAACTAACTGGAACAAATCCCATAATGAATATGGGACAAGCACGTTGGTTTAAGAAACCCAAAGCTGGCAATATATATGTGATCAGTTTAGACCCTAGTCTAGGCACTGGTGGTGACTATGCTGCTATTGAAGTTATTGAATTGCCAAGTTTTGATCAAGTGGCAGAATGGCATCATAATGAAACTCCTATACAAGGTCAAATACGAATTTTGAAAGACATGTTGAATTATATCAAAGAATCTATAAGTGATTCTAATATGAATGACATATATTGGAGTATTGAAAACAACACCATCGGCGAAGCAGGACTGGTTGTAATTAAAGATCTAGGCGAAGATCAATTTCCAGGACTGTTTGTCAGCGAACCCATGCGTAAAGGACATGTTCGTAAATTCCGTAAAGGATTCAACACCACACACAAGACCAAAATTGCAGCCTGTGCAAGATTAAAGCATCTAGTGGAGAGTCAAACACTTAAAATAGCCAGTAAGCCGTTTATCAGTGAATTGAAATCATACATTGCCCAAGGTGTCAGTTTCAAAGCTAAAAGTGGTGAACACGATGACTTGGTATCAAGTATGTTGCTAAACGTGCGCATGATACAGGTACTAGCGGACTGGGATCCTAGAGTATACGAACGAATCAGCATGAAAGATTCATGGGAAGACAACGAGTTCGAGCCGCCAATGCCGATATTCGTTTCTAGTACGTTATGATAAATATGAAATATGGAAACTAATCTAAATCGAGTGGCCGAAGACTTGTTCGATAAAATCGAAGGTTTTCCCAATATTGTCTTAAAAGACCAAAACAATCAACCGATTCCTCCCAGCATGGAAGATCAGATTGAAAATGCTAGAATTTTCAATTTTAACTTTATTACCGGTGGAGTCAACTTGGGTCCGGTAACTGTCACTATCAGTGACAATGACGGATTACAAATCAAAACCTACAACGACCCGGTTGAAGGCAAGCCTGAGAAAATACAAGATTCGTGGTATGCTTTTATCGCAAGTCTAAGCGAATTTGCCACTGAACACGTGATTAAATTCAAGGGTCCTAAAATTGTTACGCAAAAAATAACAGCAAAGTCTGAAGTCGGAGAAAGCAAAATGACAGAGTCAAAACTAGTTGGCACCAGTAAAACAAGTTATCAAGATCTTGGCGAGGCAACACTGATTGTCAAACACAGTAAGCCAATTAATTATAATGCTGCCAACGGCAGAACACAACATATCGAACGCATATACATTGAGAATGCTATGGGAGAACGATTTTGTTATCCCTTCAAGCATCTAAATGGTGCTCGTGCTATGGCTACGCATATTATTGCAGGTGGCACACCTTATGATGACATTGGACAACATGTTATTGGACTATCTGAAGAACTTAACAAACTTAGGATGTTCAAAGGATATGTTACACGTAGTCCAATGGTGGCAGAAGCCATGGGCGCTGTTACTGACAAAGTTTTTAACAGAATTGAAGGCATCAAGAAAGAGATACATCATTTGCAAAGTAAAACCTACTATGCAGAATGGTCTGAAGGATTTAGCAAAGCAGAAGCAAGAATCATTCCAGAAGATATGGCTGCAGAATGGATTGATAGATTGACTATCAAAACATTTAATGAAGATTTAAAAGCAGTGTTTCCCTATTTGCTAAACATTATTGAAGAATCAGATTTGCCCACAGTGGAACTAGATGCCGAAACATTATTGAACAGTTTTGCACAAGTGCAAGAATTAGTAGAACCACAACGTGACATACAAGAACTTGTAGATTTAGAAAATTTTGTAGACACACTGATTAAAGAAGATATCACTAGCGGTATTTTCAGTACAGACCCAGAACAACGCACAGCAGCCATTGCTAAATTAAATGAATTAATTAGAGAAAATCCTGAAGCAACACTGGGCCTTGGTGGCGAAAATGGCAAACGTATGTTGGCCGACATCATGGATGACGATGCACTAATGGCTGAAATCGATGAGCGTGCTGAGCAAAGTCAAGGCAGTGCAGAATCATTATGGGATGTGGTTAGAGACTATTTAGAATTTAAATCGCCTGAACTGTTAAAAGACAACGGAGGCGAGATTGATTTCAATCCAGAACCTGCGGCAGCACCGGCACCAGAACCAACAGAGCCTGCGGCAGCACCAGCGGCCGCTGAGCCAGCACCAGCAGCAGCGCCTGTGGAACCACAACCACAACAAGAAGGATGGCAAAGTGGATTGGAACAACGACTTGGAAAAATTAAATCGTTGGCAGAACAAAGCGGCAGAGATTTCGATTCTATCAGTTTGAACATCAATGGCAAAAGTTACAGTTTGTCTGAAGCACTATCGGCATTTAATTTAGATGAAGGTGCAAAGTGGCGCGACCCTGAATACAAAGACAAACTATACCGTCAAAGTGATCGTGATGACAAATATACTCAAAGCAAAATGTCACGTGCTGGTGCTGGTGCTGATCCTGGAGAAAAAATTCCAATGGGCGACAAGAACACGCTGGCAGATTTGATTTCGGGTAATATTGGTGGTGACCAATTACGATATCGAACCTCCAACACAGATGGAAGATATGGGGATATCACAGTAGCATCAAAGGGCAAACGAACAGGAATGCTGACAAAGAATGCGATAGATGATCTAAAAGGTGATATCAAAGGAAGCAAAGGAAAACATCACGAGCCAAACTTACCTGAAGATGAAGAAGAAGCACAAGAATTCTTTGTAATGCTCTTGGGACCACGTTCTGGTCAACGTGATCCATATCAAGGGCCTTTTAATAGTCCAGAAGAAGCACAGGCATGGATTGACACTGAATCACCTAATCCGGAAGATTACGAAGTAAACGATTTCCTTGCTGGACAATTTGGTCAATATGAGTACGGTGAAGAAGTAGACAATTCTCCGCCTTGGGATACAGACGATGACGAAAAGTCAAATTTTAAAAAGCCCAACAATCCAAACCGCACAGGTCAAGATAGTGCTAGAGCATTAGCACAGCGAGGCCAAGCACAGGCTCAAAAGAAATCATTGGCTAAAGAAATTCAAGAAATGGTCAAGAGTTTTACAAATCTTATCCCTGAAAGAATGGATCAAGGACCTTTCCCATTAGGTGAAGAAGGTGTTGTTACTAAAGTAACTAAAGACATGTGTGAAAAGTTTGGCAAAGAAGAAGACGAACGTTTCAAAATGGCAGTTGAAACTTATTGCAGAGAAACAGTGGGTAAATTAAGTTCTGTATATGAAACATATAGAATGAAAAAATTAGCCGGCATGGACGCTGAAATGGAAGAAGGCAGTATACAGAACGGAGTATGGGTATCAAGTCCAGATAAGGGTGTTCCTCCTCCTAGCCCTAACGAAGGCCCAACATCTAATGTTAGACCAGTTACACCCGGAACAACACCGGAAAAAGCTAAACTAGATCCACGTTACAAAACTGATCCAAATTTTAAGCGTGAAGTGGATGCTGCTATGCAGATTACATCAGGACCAAACAAAGGCAAGCCTTGGTCACCTAATGCACCAGGACCAACTAATCCTAACTTCAAATCAAACATCAAAGGAGTTCCACAAAACCCAGATGGTGGTTCAGCACCCCCCAGCGGTTTTACCAAAGAAGAAGGACTCAGCGCAATTAAAAAACTGGCTGGACTACAATAATCACAATTTAGGCAAGATTGCTCTTGCAAACATAAATAAAAACGTATACAATAACATGTATGCGTTTTTTGTTTTAAGATAGGCTTAAAACAGATAAAGGCAAAAACTAAATTACTCAAGGCTAATAAAGGAAAAATATTATGGCAACTTTAGCAGAAATTCGCGCAAAATTAAAAGAATCCGAAACCCGTAGCAACGGCGAAGGAAATAAATCCAGTGGTGATAATTCAATTTATCCCTTTTGGAATCTCAAAGAAGGATCTGAATCAGTAGTTCGATTCCTTCCAGATGGCAATCCCGACAACACATTTTTCTGGGTAGAACGTGCAATGATTAAATTGCCATTCGCCGGTGTGACAGGATCTACTGACAGTCGACCAGTGACAGTAAATGTTCCATGTATGGAAATGTATGGCGATGCTTGTCCAATTCTTTCAGAAGTTCGTCCTTGGTTTAAAGACCCAAGTCTAGAAGCACAGGGTCGCAAATATTGGAAGAAGCGTTCGTACATCTTTCAAGGTTTTGTAGTAGAAGATGGTCTTAAAGAAGACAATCACCCTGAAAATCCAATTCGTAGATTTATCATTGGTCCTCAGATCTTTCAACTGATCCGCGGTGCGTTGATGGATCCTGAAATGGAAGATTTGCCCACAGACATTTTGCATGGAGTTGATTTCAAACTGATTAAAACTTCAAAAGGTGGCTATGCTGATTATTCTACTTCAAAGTGGAGCCGTCGTGAGCGCCCACTAAATGACACAGAGCAAGAAGCAGTTAAGTCGTTGGGATTGTTTAATCTCAAAGATTACTTGCCCAAGAAGCCTGGTGATGTTGAACTGAAAGTAATCAAAGAGATGTTTGAGGCTTCAGTTAATGGCGAACCATTTGATATGGATCGCTGGGGTCAATACTTCAAACCAGCAGGTATGAGCCAGAACACTGGCGATCCCAATACTGTGCGCAAAGCCGCAGTGGTAGATGACGAATATGATACTGAGCCAGCAACTGTTAAATCCAGTGCGCCGGTGCAAGAAGCCAAACCTTCAGGTGATGGTTCATCTAAAGCCAATGACATTTTGGCTATGATTCGTAATCGCAAGCAAAACGCTTGATTTAACAAGGGGCATCGCGCCCCTTGTTGTTTAACTCACAAGGAAAAAATATGGCAACCAAAGCCTTCGATTTATCAAAATTTCGTAAAACCCTAACCAAGAGCATTGACGGATTAGGTGTTGGCTTCAACGATCCTACAGATTGGATCTCGACAGGCAACTATGCTCTAAACTATTTGATCAGTTCAGACTTTCACAAGGGTGTTCCACTGGGCAAGGTCACAGTGCTGGCAGGCGAATCAGGTGCTGGCAAAAGTTATATTTGTTCAGGTAACCTTATCAAGGCAGCACAACAACAAGGTATCTATGTTGTGTTAGTCGACAGTGAAAACGCACTTGACGAAAAATGGCTTCATGCATTAGGCGTTGATACTAGCGAAGATAAGTTGTTAAAACTTAACATGGCTATGATTGATGACGTGGCAAAGACTATCTCTGAGTTCATGAAAGAATACAAAACAATGGATGAAGCAACTCGTCCTAAAGTTCTTTTTGTAATCGACTCACTCGGTATGTTGTTGACTCCCACTGACGTTAATCAGTTCGAAGCAGGTGAAATGAAAGGTGATATGGGTCGTAAGCCTAAAGCACTTACATCACTGGTTCGTAACTGTGTCAACATGTTTGGCAGTTACAATGTTGGATTGGTTTGTACTAACCACACTTATGCAAGCCAAGACATGTTTGATCCAGATGACAAAATTTCAGGCGGTCAAGGTTTCATTTATGCAAGTAGTATTGTTATTGCCATGCGTAAATTGAAATTGAAAACTGACGCTGATGGTAATAAGACTACAACTGTTAACGGTATTCGTGCAGCCTGTAAGATTATGAAAACTCGCTATGCAAAGCCTTTTGAATCAGTCCAAGTTGAGATTCCTTATGCAACAGGCATGAGTCCATACAGTGGATTAGTTGACCTGTGTGAAGCAAAAGGTATTTTAACAAAAGATGGCAACCGACTTAAATACGTTTCAACGGATGGTACAGAAATCAAAATGTATCGTAAGGAATGGGAACGTAATGAAGAAGAAAGCCTTGACCGAGTCATGCTGGAATTTAATGACGTTCGTT